AGTGTGAGAGTGGGCAGGCAATTCGCTAGTCGCTAGTGTCACGTCATTTGCACCGCCAGTATTATTTACATCATAGGTTCCACCGCTATCAGCGTCAGCCATAACGATAAACTTACCTGTTAAGTTAGGTGTGCCGTTTGAACCGTTACATAATGCCCAGCCTGTAGGAACAGCCGAAACCGCGCCCGACCACATAATAATTCCACCAGAGGGCATAGTGTACCCTACAATATCATCAAGTGCATTATTGATTAACTGCCCCCATGTGTCCTGACTTCCGCCAATCGTTGGCTTTGTTAAAGTTAAGGTCATAATAATCTCCTATTTATGCAAACATATCATGTTAGGCCGCATCCGTCCATATTTCAGATGGTATATTAATCTCAGTATAAGTTTCAGATGGTACATTAATTTCTGTGTAATTTTTAGGCGGCACGTTTATTTCTGTAAAAGGAAAAGCTGCTAACCCAATATCTGGAACACCTGTAACTATATTATCTGTTGAAAAGATATATGATTGTGTCAGGCTTAATGACTGAATATCTGGTGCGTTAAAGATTATTTGACCAGTAAAAAAATACTCTTGCGTTATTATTGTGCTTTCAACTTGTACTGTTCCAGTAAGAATATTTGGAGCTGTAAAGTTTTCATTTTCAAACATAGTGGCATTTGGAACGGACGCAGCTTGGCCGGTATACTGACCAGATAAATTATGAATTTGAGTTAATTGACCTAGTGCTAGGTCGGGGCTACCACTCTCTAAATTACTAATAGAAAAAATATGATTTTGAATAATTGTTGTAGTATCAACAACAGGAACCCCGGTGATAAGTGGGGAAGCTGCAAAATTCTCACCCTCAATAAGTAAGACGTTACTAACTACTGGATTTGCTGTTGTTATGTCATTGGTTGCAAAATTGTGAATTTGTGTAATTGCGGTTGTATTTAAGACGGGATTTTGAGTTTCTAAGGTAATTGGCGCAAAAACAAAGTTATTAGTTAAAAAGGCACTATCAATAACTGGGTTTTGAGCTTCAATATTGGACCCTGATAAAATAAGATTTTCTGTTAAAACACCAGCATCTAAAACCGGGTTTTGAGTTGCAACATCATTAGCAGATAAAGCAAGGTTTCTTATTCCCACAAAGCCTAATGGCTGAGAAGCTAATGGGTGAAAACCAAGCATCTACGCAGTCCAATCTGGGTTAATTTTTGTCCAGTCAAAACCTTCTATTGTAAACTGACCTAATGTTTCATTGTATGTGGAATAAATATAATCCCGGTCTAGTTTATCGATCCAAGCGTTTACGTCTGTTAATAAATACATTGGCTCTTTGCTTGCATCCATATCAATTCTTGTATCCCTATACGTTTTTAGAGCGGCCCATTGTTGTTGGGAAATTTCTGGGTTTGCTCTGCGCCATTCAGTCTCTTTTATTTCTGCTTTTTCTTCATCATTTAATTCGTATGTGATCCATTCAGTATTTACCCACAGAACTTTGTGAGTTTTTATATTGCAATCAGGTTTATCGGGAGCCGCTACATACCCAGCGTCAAGTATTTCAGCATCAGTAAATGTTTCTGGGTCAGTCCTTGTATAACCGCTACTTAATACAATTCTATCGGGCAAAGTCTCAGGCGTATTTAAGTTATAAGAATACAAAGTCATTTAAGCTACTCCTAAAAATAAAGCATTATATGCACTAAAACTTCCGGAGTTCGTTGCTATTTGAAAACAAACCCTAATGGTTTCACCAGTTGAAAAAGTATGTGTGGGGCTTCTTAAAACAGCACCCGGTTGGGTCCCACTCATTCCATCACTTTCCATGTAAATGTGGCCTGTTGAATAACTAGCTTGGGTAGTGGGTTGAACTTCTATCGTGCTACTGTTTTCCGCATTAAGAGCCACAAAAGAACCCGTATTACTATGAGTTCCCGGGTTAACACCCCCAGCCATGCCAGTATATGTTGTTGGTGTGCCAAAATTATTAAAACCTGTTACATTCCATCTACCGTTAACAAAATTGTTTCCAGAGGACATATTGTAAATACTAGCAGAATTAAGATTGTAATAAGTCATTCCAACAACAGTTGATAAATCTTCAAATTTTGCATTACCGATTGGGTTGTCAAAAAAACTAGTTGTTTGAAAATAACCAGCGGATGTAAGATAAGTTAGGGGATTTGTTGGTGTAACCCAAGTTTGTTCGTTGTTGAGGCCTCTTATAGCCATAGCTTTCGTAACAGTCCCACTAGAATTGATAATTTGTATACCAGCTATAGCGTAATCATGAGCATTAACAGTGCTGCCATTGCATTTTCCACCAATGTAAATTCTACCTGTTAAACCATTTATATCAGAGGGAATTACAAAATCTTTTATATCATACCCGTTTGTTAAATTACCCCCATTTGTGCTAGATGTGCTTAAATATGAACCTGACGCAAAATGTTTCATTTTTGAATAAAAATTATTAGCTGTAACATTTACAATTATAACTTGAGAAGATGTTCCTAATAGCGTTGCTGGGTTTTTATCCTCTGGATATACATTTACCTTAAAACCCTCATATTCTTCAGCAACCGCCCCTTGAGTATCTAGAACAGCGGTAATATCAATGTTGCCCCCAGCAACATCAAACGCACCAGTATCATCTATTGAAAAATGACCGCTATTAGGCGTCCAATCTGCATTTGTGCCGCCTATCGTTCCTAAAACTTGCCCATATTGATCAGTTACCGTGCCAGTAGCTTGCACAACTTCATAATAATAACGACCACCAACGCCAGTTGTAGTTGTTTTTGGAAGAAACCTTGTTGTTTTATCCTCATTCAAACCGCCCAGATTATAAAATAAATTCCCTATATTGCTATATGAGCCACCCGTTGGATAATACGACCTCGGGCCTAGTGATGGATTATTGCTATCATAACTACTGCGAGCCGCTGGCGCATAATCAAACGTAAACGTAAATGGCACACTTGTATCCAAGATAGATAATACAATATTTCCAATAGTTGTCGTGCCACCCACAACAGGGTCCTTATAAGCCTCTAAACCTACTGTAAAGGTTTCGGTCCCTTCTGTTGTTGCATCACTTCTTACGTTAAAACCATTATAATCAACAATATTTTGAGTTGTTTCACCGCTACCCATTTGTGCTACTGCACTATAAGAATTTGCAGTTACATCATAAGGGGCCGCTGGAGTAAATTCTATATCATCAGCGCTTGCAGTATTTAATGTTGTTGACGCTATTTTAGTTTTTACAAGACCACTGAAACCCGCGCTAGCATTATAACCAACGTTGCCAATTATTAAACGCCAATCATTATAAGAATTATCTTTCTGACCTTCTGTTAAACCACCTAAGTTTGCGTCTATACTGTTTGAATTATCATAAAATTGAGTGGATATATAAGGCAATAAAGGTTGCATAGTAAAAGTCTGTAGTATTGGGCCGCTTGTACTTCCTGACCTAATTCTTAAATAAAAAGTTGGCGCTGTAGTAAACCACTCTATAAATCTAGTTCTAAAAACAGCGGAGCCTGAACCAGTTGAATTAGTAACGGTTATAGTGCCTGTTAAATCTTGAAACATTAAATCATGGGCAGTGCTATCTATTGACCAGTAACGGGTTGTTGTTCCTGAACTTGATGAAAAATTTTCAACAATATGCAGATAATATTCTTCATTTTGAATGAATGTAATTGCGCCATTTGCTATTGGGTTGTGCCTTGGGGAAAAATTAGCAAGAGACCCCATAGTTAAAAATGCCTCTTTAACACCTAACGCTGCCGGGTAGCCATCAGAACGCCGCCAAATAGAAGCTTCCTCTATTTCAATAATGCCTTTAACAACATTAGCTGGGTCACCTATTTCTGGGTTATGCCCTCTATATCCAAAATTACGTTTCATTAATTCTCCGAAACATTTCCAAAGCTTGACGCTTCATCACATAAGGAACTAGGAAAAGCTCTACCCGGCCCCCAAATTATTCTAACCGCACCATTACCACCGTCACCAACGGGGCCATAAATCCTATATGTACTGGGACCAACCTGTATCTGACTCGCTAAACCAGTGTTTCCAGCGCCGCCACCATATAGGCCCGGTTTAACCGCATCAGCATTATTGTGGGGGGCTGCGCCACTTCCTCCCGCCGGGGGCGCTGTATTATTCCAACCACTTACGGATGCTGGGTTGTAAATAGCTTTATTTACGTGCGAACCGGGAGGGGTTGCTACGCCCGCGTTCATACCATATGAACCGCTCTCACCGTGACTTGTGCCAGATGTGCCAAGTCCGTAAACTCCAACACCACCGCCCGGACCGCCGTTTGCAACCGGATTTCCTATAAAAGCCCCGGCTGCACCAGCGGCACCAGCCCCAGAGCCAGCGCTAGGGTGTCCATCATAAGTTCCGGGCGGGCCAGTATTTGTATATCCAGAACCATCACCAGCATAGCCGCCAGCGCCGCCACCACCTGTTACTCCATTATCAAAAGGATGACCTACATTAAACCCGTTAGAATAGCCGCCTCTACCGCCGCCATCTCCTACGGGGGCATCTGACTGACTTTGAGCCACAGCAGCAAAAATAGTATATGGAGCGTCACCAGCGCCAGCCTTGCAAGTGCTTGTGTTGTTAAACCAACTATCTTGACCAGCATTGCCACTAGAAGAGGGGAAATTCCCTGATGGAACTACACTCCCCGCACCACCCGCGCCAACAAACAAATCATAGCCTTGCCCGGGAACAACAGAAAAATTATTTTTATAGGCTAATGTCGCACCACCACCGCTGACCGTGCTAAACATTAAGCCAAAAAAATCATGTTGTAATCCACCACCGCCACCGCCAACGCAAACTACGGAAACGGTTGTAGCCCCGGCTGGAGCAACCCAAGTATAACTTCCCGGTATATAATATAAATGCTCACCTATGGGTGCTGGGGGAACACTGTGCAATTCCGTGGTTACTAAACCAAAGCGACCCTTGTTGGTCTCTTTGTGGTCATCAGAGCCTTTTAAACTGCCAAATTTAGTTATGTTTGAGGGCATTGGTCACCTATGATATTTCCTCATAAGCAATGACAATATCTATATCACTAGCAGCGGAAGCTAATGCCCTAATACTGTCATTTTCCTCAAGATAAATACCCGTGTCCCTTGATAAAACAACTAGCGTTGCATCTTTTGGCACGGCAACCGTTTTTACTAAAAAAAACTCACTTGATTGGTTTTTAAATACTGAAACTGAAGCATCAGCATCATTTACACCGTCAATATTAGCGCAAACTATACTATTAATTTTAAATATCTTGTTGCTACCACTAGCGTTTGTAACAATGTTAGCCGCTGAAGTTGTTAGCGTTTGTCCATGCGTTTTTCCATTGATAGTGTTTATATTTACTATGTTAGGGTTTGCCATGCTATTTCCTATCCAAAACCAAAAATAAGTGAGTAAGCTAAAGTTTTACCGGGAGATACAATATCGCTGGATGTAAACGTTACAAAAACAACCGCGTTACCACTTAGATTAAGCAAAGAACCCGTGGAGCTTTCTGTTAGAGTTCTTGAAAGTGAGGTCGAGCTATGGGTGTATACCCCCTCAGATATTTCCCAAGCGTAGCCATCTTCAATAGTAAAACGCACAGTTTCACCATCAGCTATGCCACCAGCATTAAAAGTTTGAAATCCATTTTCAGCGGCCCCTAAAGTTATGGACCCGGTTCCCGTGCTAGCAGTGCTTACTTTTATCCTGTTACCGTTTGCTGGCATTAATACTGGCCCTTAAGTTATTGTTTTTTATGAAGGATCTGGTATTCCTATATCGAGGGATTGTAAGCTAAATGTATTCCCGGTAGCCACAGATTGTGGCGTTGTTAACGAACCAGTTGCCAATAATCTTGTGTTGCTTACATCTGTTATTGCGTAAAATTGTGCGTTCCCAGTGCCAGTAACGCTTGCCCCTGATATTGCTGAAAGTGTCACTTTACGACCTCCTCCAGTTCGATCCGCAGGAGCAGAAATACTAATAGAGGTTGCATTTCCTAACGTATACGTACTTGTTGCTTCTGCGTAGCTTGTTGCCTCTTGTGACGTAATGTCTACCCTTGAGGCTTCTGTATCGAGTACCGTCAATCCGTTATCAAGCACCCTGTCTGCTATACTTGCCATTTAATAACTCCTTATCTTCATTCTGCGACCAGAGCCGCTAGTTTTTGATCGTTCACTTTCCGCATTTATATCATTGATTGCCTTTTGATACAATGCCGCCCATGTGTTTGCACGAGTATCTTCTTGCAAATATGGCGCAGAGTGAACTAAAGAACCATAAAGATAAGCATCTGGGTAATTAGTTAAAACCCAGTTTGTTGCAGTTTGTGCATTTAATGGAGTAATAGTTTCATAATAAAGCATCTCCAAAGTATAAGACGCATCAGGCGTTGGAAACACCTCAATACTACCATCGAGAATAGCAAAGCTTACTGGCCTACCGCTTGTATTAAGGTTTTGCGCCCTTAAATTAGATATTTGAAAAGCATTAACCATTTCTAAAGTATTGGTGTCAGCCGTGTTTAACGACATACGAATTGACTCTAAAAAATCTAATGGTAAAGCTGTATATTGAGTATCAAGAATAGCGGTTACACGTTTCTCCATACGCCAATGCCTAACCTCTCTATTCATTCCAGTTTCAGCAAGTGTAATAAAATCAGGTATAACTAATGTTAAATCATCTCTGTTTAGAAAATCAGCTATACTAGCTTTTAGCTCATCATAAGTCGTTAACGCCATTTAACAATTCCATCTTCTACGAGCAGCTTTGCCACGTTCACCTGTCCAACCTTTAGACCTAGCGCAAAATGACTT